CCGCACCCTGAAGGAATACCTGTCCCATGAGCAAGATATGCTTCGTCTTCGTATCATGATTTGGCGAACTCTTGCGACCGACTCCTTTGATATTGCACTACCAGCTAACCAGACCTTTGATGTGTGGGCAACCATCATTCGAGGCAAATTCCAGACGGTATATCGCGGTATTATTGAGCGTGTTAAATCTTCTGGTGCGATGGGGATGTATGCCGGTGCTGATGCGGCATCTTTCTTCAAACAATTGCCGAAGGATTTCTTCCAGCCAGCAGAAGATTACATCCAGACCCCATACGTCCACTACATTGGCACTCTGTTCGGCAACGTCAAAGTGTTCGAAGTACCAGAAGGTATTTGTACGAACCTGACCGCCGACGGTATCCAGTTCAGCCCAATGGATGTGCTGTGCTACGTCCGTGATGAAAATCCGGGCAAAGCGGGCTTCGTAACTGGTGATGCAGTCCCGGCTGTCCCATTCCAGCATCCGACCACCCCGGCACTAGTCAACCGAACCACTCTGTGGGGTTCGGCTATCAACGATATGCATCCACGCAACGGTGCTGACTACTTCACCCGTGTAACTCTGACTATGGCAAAAAATGGCGGAATTAACTTCCTGACCGGTAACACGATTGATGCTGGTGACTCTGAGTAATCAGGGGAAGCTCTCCGTTTAACATAGCGCCCCCGCGCGGGGCGCATAACAGGGAAAGTTATGTCTCAATATTCAATTCAACAGTCATTAGGTAATGCATCCGGCGTCGCGGTTAGCCCGATCAATGCCGATGCGACGTTATCTACCGGTGTTGCATTAAATAGCAGCTTGTGGGCTGGTATTGGCGTATTTGCGCGTGGCAAGCCGTTTACTGTTCTTGCGGTTACTGAGTCCAATTACGAAGATGTTCTTGGCGAACCGCTGAAGCCGTCTTCCGGCTCACAGTTTGAACCAATTCGCCATGTGTACGAAGCTATTCAGCAAACGTCTGGTTATGTTGTCCGTGCTGTTCCGGATGATGCGAAGTTCCCGATTATTATGTTCGATGAATCAGGCGAACCGGCTAACAGTGCGTTGCCATACGGTTCTGAAATTGAACTTGATAGCGGCGAAGCCTTTGCTATCTACGTTGATGATGGTGATCCGTGTATTTCACCTACCCGTGAGTTAACCATCGAAACGGCAACAGCGGACAGCGCGGGTAATGAACGCTTCCTCTTAAAACTGACCCAGACGACTTCGCTCGGTGTGGTAACGACCCTGGAGACACACACTGTGTCTTTGGCGGAAGAAGCGAAAGATGACATGGGCCGCTTGTGTTATCTGCCTACGGCTCTGGAAGCCCGTTCTAAATATCTGCGTGCGGTTGTTAATGAAGAGCTGATTTCTACAGCGAAAGTAACAAATAAAAAATCGGTGGCATTCACTGGCGGTACCAATGGCGATCAGTCGAAAATCTCAACCGCTGCTTACCTGCGTGCGGTTAAAGTGCTGAATAATGCGCCGTACATGTACACCGCTGTTCTTGGCCTGGGCTGCTATGACAATGCGGCTATCACCGCATTAGGTAAAATCTGTGCAGATCGCCTGATTGATGGCTTCTTTGATGTCAAACCGACATTAAGGTACGCAGAAGCACTAACAGCTGTTGAGGGTACCGGTTTACTTGGTACCGATTATGTAAGCTGTTCTGTCTATCACTACCCGTTCTCCTGCAAAGACAAATGGACCCAATCCCGTGTGGTCTTCGGTCTGTCTGGCGCGGCGTATGCGGCGAAAGCTCGTGGCGTCAAGAAAAACTCTGATGTCGGCGGTTGGCATTACTCACCGGCTGGTGAAGAACGTGCCGTCATTGCTCGTGCGTCAATTCAACCGCTGTATCCGGAAGATACCCCGGACGAAGAAGCAATGGTCAAGGGCCGTCTCAATAAAGTATCTGTTGGCACCTCTGGCCAGATGATCATCGACGATGCTTTAACTTGCTGCACGCAGGATAACTATCTGCACTTCCAGCACGTCCCATCCCTGATGAATGCAATCAGTCGTTTCTTTGTCCAGTTAGCCCGACAGATGAAGCATAGCCCGGACGGTATTACTGCGGCTGGCCTGACTAAAGGGATGACCAAACTTTTAGATCGCTTTGTCGCCTCCGGCGCTCTGGTGGCTCCTCGTGATCCCGATGCTGACGGTACAGAACCGTATGTGCTGAAAGTTACGCAGGCGGAATTCGATAAATGGGAAGTAGTCTGGGCCTGCTGCCCGACTGGCGTAGCCCGTCGTATCCAGGGCGTACCACTGCTTATTAAGTAAGGGAATACAATGAGCAAAAACTTTTTTCAATCCGGGGCATTTTTGGGGAATGGACTGTCTCGTTTCGCTTTGAACTCTGATCCTGTGCAGCTGATGGAGTCTGCCCGAGCAAGCGCCGAACCGCCAACAGATCCGGTTATTAATAATCCGGAACCGGCGGCACAGACTAACGATAACGTTCCATCTGACCCGGCTCCTGAGCAAATCCTGGAAGGGAAAGACGGTAAAGAATGGACCGTCGAACAGGCGCACCAGATGATTCTGGAAGCTGCAAATCGAAGTGCTATGCAGAATGCGTTGAGTAATGCGGCCGATGCCGTTTTCGCCTGGGCCGATAGCGGTGATCTGACTTTCGACTCCCTTGATGGTTTCGTTCAGGCTATCGCTGGTATCTCTGACGACGACGACTCCGAAGTTACAGAAGAACAGGACGATGCCTATAACGAAGCATGGGCAAATGTTGCTGACTTCCTCGCAGCATGCGGTGTAGATGATGACCTGATCGAAGCACTGGCTGACGATGAAGACGACGACGCAGCTGCTGATGTTGGTGCCTCTATCGCTGGTTTAGATAGCGACGACCGTGACGAACTGGAAGCGGCGTTTGTTGTTGCTGGCACTTCTGATGAAATGCTGACTGAAGCATTTAAGAAGGTTGTTCGTAACGGTGAGATCAAACTCATCCGTAAACGCCTGCGTAAAAAACGTCTGACTGCGGCTCAAAAATCGGCGCTGAAAAAAGCACGTCGTAAAGCCCAGACCGGCGCGGCAAAACTGGCCCGCAAAAAGTCAATGAAACTGCGCCGTAAGCGCCTTGGCTAAAGGAGGAGGCCGGAGAACTCCGGCCTTTAACTTGAATGGCACCTATACCTTATGGGGTTTACAGCCAGGCTGACGGTGTATCACCATTTCTGAAAGTTACTTTAACGAACTCTCAGTACCAGGTTACCGGATATATCAGCCAGGGGGCGGCAATGAACATGGCCCAGAATTGGGAAGCGCCGTTTACCGGTATGTCCATGGGGTCTGTTGCTGGTGCTTTCAGTGGTTTTGCGCAGGTTGGTACTGAAACAACGTCGGTGGCCCGTTGGAACAGCTTAATGGTTTGGGAGGGGGGAACACCGCCGACTTTCACGCTGCCAGTAACTTTCATCGCTTTGTTTGACCCATTCATGGAGGTTTCAGGCGCTATCGCCGCATTGTCAGCGATGATTAGCCCGGAACTTAAAGATGCCAGTATTGGTGGTCGAATCCCGGAGCGTGTGACGCTAAACATTGGTCGCCGGATCAACATCATTGATGTCGCTATCCAGGACATAAGTTTCGATCTCGATGCGCCCAGGGACAGCAATGGGCATTTCCTGAAAAACACCGTCAACCTCCAGTTGACCGGTTCTTCGATATATAACAGCTCCGATATTGTTCGGGCGTTCCAGTAAAAGGATTTTATATGGGGCACAATAACACTAAGGGAAACCGTAAATTTATTAAGGGCCGCTATACTGCCAACGCGGCCAAAGGCGAACGACTGGTATCTTCTGAATTCCAGCTCACTTTTGCAGGCCATGAAGATATCAGCGTACTGGTTCGCACGTCGCAAATTCCTGAAATGACCCGCGAGGATGTGGAGGACTATGGTCCGAATGGTGTGAAGTTCAACCAGCACGGACCAATTCGAAACTCTGGGGAAATCCAGGTCCAGTGCGTGGAGACTATCGAAGGCGATATTCTTCAGTTCATCAAGGATCGCATTGCGGCGAAGGACTATGTTGATATCACGATGGCTGCTACCCCTGAATCCAAATCTTCCGGGGTTAACGCTGTGACAAAAGCTGCTACAACAATTGAAATGTTGGACTGCAAAATCTACAGTGATGCAATCGACTTTAGTACCGAAGATGTGACTGCCGCTGTGCGCCCGTCACTTCGTATCGTCTACAACTGGATTGAGTGGGATTAATAGTAATCCCTTGTATTTTAAAGCTCCTTCGGGAGCTTTTTTATTTGGAGAGGAAAGGGTGCATTGAGGATACCTGACACACGAAGAGTGGCGGAGATCTCTCCCCGCCAGGTCTCTTACCTTTCAGATTCGTAGGCTGTGAAGACAGTGACCTCCGTCTGGCTGGTTCGGATTCGTACCTCGCAGAGGTCTTTCCTCGTTACCAGTGCCGTCACAATGACGGTTAAACAGATGACGATCAGAGCGATTAACATCGCTTTTTGCTGCTTCATAGCCTGCTTCTCCTTGACCTTTTGGTCGGTAAGAGGCTAATCTACGTATGCTAAGCATAGATATGGCCTCAGATTAATGTTAAGCGTCTTGCAGGACGCGTAATGTTATCTGGGGCTTTCTTCTATCTGCTTTTCGGGTAATGCCTGAAGCAGATAGCCTCAAGCACCCGCAACGATTGTATCAATGTCTGGCTTTTTTTCTATAGAAATCACCTGGAAGGGTGAATATCCACATCAGAAGAAATGTTGCAGCAAACATGATCCCTAATGGCCAGACCGCGCCAAAGAAAATCCATACTAAGATCTTCTCTGCTTGTTCTTTGCGGTCGATATCGACAAGCATTTTTCGGCTGATCATGTATACACAGAAGCCAATACAAACATATCCTGCAAAAGCGATTGCTAACTGTAAAAAATCAGATTGCATCTCCGACCTCAAACTGAAAACGCCAGGTGACTCCAGATTAGAGCAATCTATCACCCTCTGAATCCTGCCGGTATACCCCATTGTTCGTTATCTTTATTTTTGGCTAAAACCGCATTAAGAGCTTCGTTTACCGTCATGCAATGCGGCAGATTATCGAAGTTTGATACCCCGCCAATATCAGGAGAACGCTTGTTCTTCAGGTAAGCATATTTCCGCGCTGCCGCCTCTACTTTCTGCTTGAACTCATGTTTTTGAGCGCGTTTTTTGGATAACCGCAGATTGTCAGCCTTTGCTTTTGCCTCAGCGATCCATGAAGTCAATTTTTTGAGTCTGGTCGTTCCGGCACCGCCGGAAACTGATCTTTTTGTTTTTTTAACTTGTGACTTCTTATTCTTTATTGCCACGTCATCCTGACAGGGGGAGGGGGTATCATTTTGACATGGGGGTGTGGATAAAAAATTAAATAAAGCCAATGTCTTAGCGAGAACAGCTTTAACCTTGGTTGCCGCTGAAGAGATCTTTAATTTGCTTTCAATCAGCGCATTTTTGGCTTGTTGTGCGAAGGCCAAAAAGGATGGTGTAAACCGGTACAGGTTAGCGCGACGTTCACGGTGATCGCCGATAACAATCTCTACAGACAGAATTCCTTTGTTTACAGCTTCACGGAATGCACGAACGACGGTTGATTGGCTATAACCAGTTTCTGCCGCGATCAGGCGGTGAGGCTTGTGAATGAAGTATTCACTGGTTGTTGCCGCGAGATTTGCACATTGCGACAGGATATGCCCGGCGCTACGGGATAGACCGGAGTGTGTTACAAAGCAGGCCAATTCATAGCCAGAAAAAGTAAAATCGCTCATCGTTATACAGCTCAGGAAAGTGACTTTAGCCAGCATTACAATGCTGGTGGTTCTTACTACGTCTGTTAGCGCGTTGCCGCGACAGGTACCAGCACACCAGCATCAAGCAATCGCTTCATCAGCCACTGCTGACCTTTGCCGGTTATACGAGTCGTGAAAGAAATCCTGCTTCCATTGCTTGTATCGATCACGGTTTCTTTAAGGGTGAAATACCCACGGGATATGTATTCTTGTTTGGGGACGTTCCTGCGTTCACCGGTTGCGATCAGAATTCCGTTATCACGCAACCAGGTGAAGAGATAGTTTTGGCCCAGGCCGAGCACTTTGGCATAGTTGCCGATTAGAACCCCGCTGGCGGTAGCAACGCGTTCGGCGAATTCGACTTTAGGTGCATCCATCAGCATTTTTTGCTCCAGCCGTTGCTTTTGCTCTGCCAGGTCAGCAGCCAAACGGAGAGCTTCTGGGAGGCTCTTCGGAATAGCAGGTTGTAATCTTCCGGCTCGATAGTCGATAAATGTCTGGTTTACCTTCAGCCGAAACGCGGGAGAAATCCAGCCTGCGTACTCCACTGCGAGCAATTCATGGGCAAAAGTGCCGCCGCCACGGCCTTCGAACGAAACTATGCAATTCTGCATAGTTTCTTTTTCAAGCTCTTCGATGAGCTGTTTAGCTGACAGCGTTCTTAGCCATTGAGCTGGCGCTTTATGGGCACCGAGTCCGCTCGCTCTGTGTAGAGCATTAAGGTTGTAACGGCCAGCTCGGTCGGTCGTAATTTCAACACCACAAATAACAGGCAGAGTGGTTGAAGGATCGACATTTTGATGAAGGTTTGATATATTCATATCCGCATTGAATGTTTGTTGCATTTTTTCTCCAAATTTGCATCAACCTTCAATCACCAGCTCGAAATGGTGATTCTTTGCACTTAGAAAACGAAATTTATTAGAGCAAATTTTTCTAACTCGATCCAGATCGGGTTGGTCGATCTGCTCAGAAACCTGCCAGTTTGCTGGCAGGTTTTTTTCTTTTGTTAACCTATTGCTACTGGTTTTAACAAACCAGCATCAAGTAGCTTGCGAGTTAACCACTGCTGGCCTTTACCCGTTAATTGGGGCGTCAGCCGTATCTGGTAGCCATTTTCATCATCCAGCACCACTTCTTTCACAGTGAAATACCCGGCGTTGATGTACTGTTGGCGCGGTACGTTTTTGCGCGCTCCAAAAGCCATGAGAATGCCATTCTGGCGCAACCATGAGAAAAGAGCGTTTTGCTTAAGTCCAACGACCTTTGCAAAGTTCCCGATCAGGATTCCATTGGCCACTGATACCCGGTCGGCAAAATCGACTTTAGGGGCTGCGGCCACCAGCTGTTGTTCCAACTGCATTTTCTGTTCTGCTAACTCGGCAGCCAGGCGTAGGGCTTCTGGTAATGTCTGGGGGATCGATGGGGTAGGGGAGTTTGCCTGCTGTAATTCTTCCAGTTTGTCGATCAGCGAACGGCGGACCGCTTTTGACTCGCGCGCGGCGACTCGCAGGGCTTGTTTGAAAGTCATGGTTATGACAAGCATTGATGTTTTGTTCATTTTTTCCACTACACTTTTTGTGTAGTGCTCACCATCAAGCTCATCGAGTATTTTTTCGATGAATTTGTTGTTCCGAACCTCTGGTTCCCCACATAACTTACGCGCTTCATTGACCATCTTTAACAGTGTCAGGCTGTCGATTGTGTCTCCGGTGTTGGGGATAATATTCACGGCTGGTGCTGGCGTAGCTGACGTAACAGGTGCTGGTTTTTCAACATTCAAATTATTACCGGTCATTATATGTGCCTCCTTTCTCATTTCTGCTGCCACTGTTGCGTAACGTAGACGTCCTTGTTCAATCAAATAATCCCTGATCTCGGCTATCAGTAGCCTGTTGATCACAGCCTTATCTGTTCGGGTATAAAAACGTCTGGTTATCATGAAATAGTTGGCAATTGCGCCGGGGATCTCCCGTGTCGGCATACAGGCAGTATGCAGGGCGATCGCTTCGGCTATGTCATTACGGGTGACGAGAGGTTTTTTCATAAAACCCCCTGAACGTCGGCAGAGAAGGGGAGGTTCCAGTAACTAAGTGAATTGCGCGAGTTAGTTGAAAAACGGGCAGTAAAAATGCAGGGGCCATCAGGCAATTGAGAGCGTGCTTCGTCTTCAGTTGCTGCGATAACGAAGTGATAGTGGTGTTTTTTACAGGAATAGAAACGCCAGATGAATTCTTGGCGTGCGCAAGGATTGGCATTAACCATAGTTACGGCCTCACAATCAGGTTTAACAACCTGCTACCCGCTGCTAAACAGGTGGCAGGACGTGACGGGGTTAGCAGACTGGCGATTGTGAAACCAGCAGGCCGAAGCCTCCCCATCACGCCCCACCATAATTTGGGCGTAACGCGGTTTTACGGACACAAAAATACCGCAATATCGGATATCTGCGGCTGTCCGCACAATCATTCAGGCTGCTAAACCCGGTCGCAGAATTTGCTACGACGGCGGAACTATAAGCCTGAACGATTAAAAGGTCAACATGATGCGAAAAGATAGCATTCGCGACTTAAAAATACAAATTTATTAGAGCATTATATGCTTAATAAATACACAATTGGATCTAATAACCTCTTTTTTTTAAAGGCGAAAATATGTACCCTAAATGAGTTATAAGGCAGGTGAGGTTATAATGAGAAAACTATTACTACCGTTATTATTTATGGCTGGGACTGTTAATGCAGCATCAAGCGTAAAGGAGATTTGTACCGATTATACGAAATACCTTGGGCACGTTTACGGTTTTGCTGTCAGTCAAGACGAATCCATGCGCAAGAAGTTACTATCAGATATGAAACGCCTTAAACTTTCTGAAGCGATGGTGCAGCAAGAACTGTATAAAGTCGCAACCAACGAAAATGCTAAATATCAATATTCTCGCCTATTAAATCCCGACGCAAACGAGATCAATCGAAGCTCTTTCGATTATATGGTAAAGGCATGCGAAACCGCTCCTGATTTTGCTATCCCTAGCTGGGGCGTACTGGTGGCGAGCAATGCCGTTAATAAAGAAGACGTTGGAAGAAATGGCATTGATTCAATCAGAAACGCCCCGGGAATGCGCCATCAAAACGTTCAGGGTACGCTTGAAGAACGGGCCAGGGGGCCGGGTACAAACTCCCCAATGGGAAACCTCTCCCCGGAGGAATTGCAAGAGTATAACCAACGGATGGAGCAGTATGAGAAAGCTGCACGCGAAAAAATGGAACAACAAAAAAACGGCTCTCTTAATACTTTCCAGCAAGGTTTAAAAGCGCTTAATTTACCCTATGAATGGTGAATATATGGTGGTTAACTAATTAAAATATTAATATCCAAAGGAGATAAATTAATGCGCATCAAACGATATTTTCTAATTCTTGCTTTGCTTACTCCGTTTTCATCAATGGCAAATGTAAGCAAATGGTCCACCAGCGAGACTCATGGCGTTCGCTCTTATGCTGTTTCCAGCAAAGATAATTATACGCTTACATTTGAGTGCGATGTTGGATTTAATAATACGGATCCCAATCAAGTAGGAACACGACTACTCACTCTCATGAAAACAGAACCTGGCGGTGAGTCATTTGATGCTAAAAAAGAACAAATAACGCTGAAAGTTGGTGATGATGAATATCCTATCAGTTCTATCGGTTCCTCTGTGGGTGATAGTTACTGGTATGGTTTTTGGTCAGATACCCCTGATATGGAAGTTAAAACATTCGATGCATACGTAGACGGAAAAAAAATCGCAACATTTACGCTACGTAAGGCCGCAGAGCTTTTCAACGCGGCACCTGAAGATGGCTGCCTGAAGCGCGCAAAATAACCTGTCACAAATGACTACTCGTAGAATCGGTTAACACACCAGATTCTACGAGGTTTCAATGACACCACGACAATTACTCGAAGACGTCAAATCCCGCTTCACACCTTTGATTGCGGATGAACCTGCCTTACTGGAATCCCTGCTAAGAAAAGCATTGGGAACCTACCAGGATAGGGCGGGGCACATCAAGCGGATACGCTTCACCGATCAGGCCAGTAAATCACTTGCTTGCCCAGCTGATTTTCTTGCGCTCGTATCGGTTACAGATCACACCGGCGATCTTGTCTACTCCGATGTTTACGATGGGAATATCGAGCTTGAAGATACCCATCGAGCGGTATACCCACTGAATGTGTCATATCTGGCTAATTTGCGTGATATGGATCTGGATAATGGGGAAGTGCCACCTGAAATCATTGGATTACTTTCTGACTATCTGGAAGTGTTAATCGCGATACCTAACACTGATCGCCTGCGAAGAATATCTATCGCGGGGAAACTCGATGCCAGCAATTTATCCGACGAGAACACGCTGTATCAGCGAAAGCTGGATCTAGAAGAGAAAATGAGCGCAACAAGGGCAATTATCCCGGGAATTGTTCTTTTCTCATCCATGTTGAAGTGAGGGAGCTGATATGGGGCTTAATGTTGCTTCAGTAAAGTCTTATGTATCTTCGGCATTAACGACGACATTATTTGGCTCCGGCGTTGGTGAGCGGGAAGTTGGTAAGCTGACGTCAATCATCATGAACAAAATGTTGTTCGCGCAAGGATGGCAGTTCTCTGTCGAAGTTGATGGACTGGAGGGGGCAGACTTCTTTGCCAAAGATATTACCTACCACGATTACAGCATCGAATATGAAACGATTAAAATCGGCGGAGGGAATATCCTTCAACCAACGGAGCGTTCGCCTGGGCAGATAACAATGATGGTCAGGGATACCGTTGATGGCCTCGTTTTGGACTGGTTTAAGACGGCAAAAAGTCGGGTGATCAATCCGGACGGTACTGGGAATATACCGTCTAAATATTTGCTCAATGTGCGTATTTATCGGTTGCTGTCTTCCGGTTTAACCAAACTGGAAAATGAGATGACGGTATTCCCGGTTACTACCGGCGATGTCACCTATGCGCGGGATCAGGTCACGGAATTTAAGTCATTCCCAATGACCTTCGCATTGCACAGCACGTTTAACCAATCCTCAAGTTCTTTGGCTTCCCTTCTGGGCTTTAGTTTTTCTCTTTAAATTAAGGAGCAAGGATGCTTTTACCCCTTTTCCCGCTACCATCGCGGCCAACTGAATTAATCCAGTTCCGTCAGCCAAATATTGCTGATGCGATGCGTTTCAACTCGATAACACCGGAGGAACAAGAACAGCAGACAACAGCGTATTTAAAAGCCTTGCTGGCTGAAGCTGCGAAACATGATCCACTGAAATGGACGGCACAGGACCGGATTACCGCGTTATGGTGGATATTTACTGGCTCCCGCGAAACACCGATCGAGACATTTACCTACACCTGTAAACATTGCGGTAAAGAGCATTATTACGATTGCGATATGAATGCTCTGGCTGAAGATATCCAGGTCCTGGAAGTGGAACCGTTCATTGACGATATTGAGGTGTCTGTAGAGGGCGTGCCTTATCAATGGCGTATCGTGCCGCTTGATGGTTGGGCAATGGAAATGCTGGAGATGCGCCGAGCAGCATTGCCACCTGAAGACGACGCGGAATTCAAAGAAGCGATCGTTGATTTGCGTTTTTGGGAATTCGCTTATCAGTGTGAACTTTATAACGATGTTAGCGGTACTCGTGAAGAGCAGGCTGAGCGTCGTTATGAAACGATCAAACGGATGGCCATTGATACTGAATTTATGAAGCTGGCGGCACACATCCGGCTGGCTCATGAAAAGCTCGAACATGGTTTACCGTGCTACATCGATAAAGGCGAAATGCGTCTTCGTCTCCCGCCGCACAAATGCCCAAACCAGGATACAAAGGAGTCCACAGAGGGTGCGTATACCCGTCTGTGGGTGCCCTTTCGGGCTACCGACTTCATTCCACAGGTGGGGATTGAAAAGCTATCAGACCTTAGTGTCCAACCTGGTTTTGTATGGGGGTATACCGATTCAGGACGCTGAAAGGCTTACTGAATCCTATGCGTTTTTCCTGTTGGAGAAACTGGAAGAAAAACTTAAACCGAAACGGTAGGCGATAAGATCATGGAAAGAAAAAACGCCAATATTGACGATGTTATAAGGACAGTTGAAACCGCCAGCGCGAAAGAGCTGGAAGAGCTTGCAGGTATTCGGGAAGCTGTTGAAGATTTGAAAGGGGAACGAGTTGCAACTGTTGATCCTGTCTCTCGCAGTGTGTCGGCATTAAATCGCACAATCGAAAATTCACGTCCTGACTTTGTGACCAATGTGCCATCAGTGGACTCTATTGTTGACGCAATGAAACGGCTTAATTTAGGGGACGTTTCTCGTATACGGGAGGACAAAGTCACTAACCGTGAACAGCAGGCTGCACCAACAGCGCACAATCCCCCAAATAGACGAAGAGAGGCAATAACAGAGGATGTTAAAGCACAGCGGTTAGAAACGGTCAAACTCGCTCGTGATTTGAAAGGGGAACGCGTTGCAACGGTTGACCCAGTATCTCGCAGTGTGTCGGCATTAAATCGAACAATCGAAAATTCCCGGCCAGACTTTGTGGCCAATGCGCCATCAGTAGACCCTATTGTTGACGCAATGAAACGGCTTAATTTAGGGGACGTTTCTCGTGTAGTTCAGGAGGGCATTGCTCAACAGGAACAGCAGGCCAAATCAACTACACCAAAGGGTAAAAAAAGACGCAGGAAGGCTATATCAGAGGATATAAAGGCACAACGGACCGAAGCAGCCGAACACGCTCGCGAAATGTTCGATCAAAAAGGCGGTGCGCAAAAAAGCCAAAACCAACGCGATGCGCGTGGTCGTTTTATTGGAAAGTCAGGGAGTAAGGCCGCAGCGGAAGATGCCCGTGCTGAACGTGCTGAAAAGGCCAGGCGCAAAGAGGATGATGAGCGTCTAAATGCTGAATCAGGTTTATTAAAAAAACTGTCAAAAGTAGCTGAAGGCATAGGTAACCCTTCAGAGACTCGTGCCGTCGATGCGTTAGGTTATGCCGTTGCTGGTCCATTGTGGGCAGCAGGGAAGGAGCTTGGCGGGATATCAAAAGAAGTTGGTGGATCGCTTAATGGCGCCAGAAAGTCTATTGCCGATGTGATTCGTGGCAATGACGATAACAGCCGTAGAAAAGGTTTTTTTAGGCGTAAATCGCAAAATAGTGCCGATGTCGTTCAGGTTAACACCCAAAAACGGACGGTTCAGGAACTTCAGGAGCAGACCAGCGAAATTAAAGAGGGCAATGACAAGATTCTCAGCGCCCTTGATCAGATAGCCAAAAACACCGGGAAAAAGAAGGGCGGCTTGCTGTCCAAACTATTTAGCCTGTTAGGGAAGGGGGCCGGTGGCGTCGCGTCGTTGTTAATGGGGCGTGGCATGCTGAAAAAAGCTGGAGCACTCGCTTTTGGCGCTCTGGGGGCAAAGAAACTTGTAGGAATGCTACGCGGTGGTGGCAAGAAGACTATCGCCCATGAAGGTGGAGATTTGGCTGCCCGGGCAGCAGGTAAATTTGGATTAAAGGCAGTTGGTAAAGGGGCGTTACGCGCAATTCCCTTAGTCGGCACAGTGGCTGGAGGTATTTATGATGCGGTAACCGGTTGGAATGATACAGAAGCGCAACGTCGAGCGTTTGGGCTTAAATCAGGACAAGAGCCATCATTCCAGCAAAAAGCCGCTTATACGTTAGCCAATGTTCTTGATATGGGGGGACTGGTATCTGGTATTAGCAGCGCCATTGGTGAGGTTCTCAAATCACTTGGATTTGAGGATATCGGCAATATGTTGCAATCATTTTCGACGGAAAGTATTGCCCAGGCCATTGATAGTGGGATTACCAACTTAGAAACATATATTTCTAACCTTGGCGACACCATTTCTACCAAGTTCGAAGATTACACAGCAAAGATTGGTGATGCTGTTTCAGCATGGTTTAGCGATACATCTAATAAGCTGCTTGAAAAGCTGGATGCCATCAAAGACTTCTTTACTGTTGATAACCTGAAACAGGTTTTCAGTGATGCAATTGATAGTGCAATTGATTTCATTAAGAACCCAGGGAAACACATTAAAGAGGCGGCTGGTAATATTTGGGATGGGGTTAAAAATTTACCTGGTAAAGCATTAGATGCAGCGGTTGATGCCGTTAAAAATACCCCTGCGGCAATGATTGTATCAAAAATACCCAATCCGATCGGCGAGGCTAATGCGAAAGAAATCACTCCGGAGTTAAAAGCTCCGGTTAATAGCCACCAGGAGACGTCTGATTCTAAAACTGAATCCGATGCCAAACAGAGTAATATTGCTACCCGCGTGATAAATGCGGCACTGGACACAGCGAAAGATAGCAATAAAACAGTTAAACAAACTGCCAATCAGATTATCAATGCAAATGCCGTAGAAACGGGCAATAGCGCGTTGCAGAAAATTGATAAAGCTATTGGTCAAAATAGCTCGTCATCATCGTCGCTTAATACCACTGGCACCAGGAATGACATTCAGAAAGCTGCGGATACTTACAACAATGGCAACTTAGATGTAAAAGTCGGAAGTCTTGGCGCTGAAGGTAAGGCAAATCTCGATAAGTTGGCTCCGTATTTTGCCGAACTAGAGAATAAATACGGTCTTCCAGAAGGCACTCTTTACGCGATTGCTGCAACTGAATCTGGTGGTAATCCGTATGCAAAATCCCAAACCGGTGCTCTGGGGATGTTTCAGTTCACGGGGATTGCTCGTGAAGAGACTGGCTTAGCTGAAGGTGAATCGTTTGATCCTGTGAAATCGGCAGAAGCTGCGGCTCTTCTCATGAGCAAGTATCTTAAGCAAGCCAATGGAGACTTAAACGAGGCCATCACTGCATATAATGCTGGGTTTGGCACTATTAATAAGTGGAAAAAAGGCACCGGTGACTTATCGAAAGAAAACCGTGAGTACGCGATCAAGGTCAATACTCATCGTGCTCGCTATTTAGGTGGTGAAATCTATACACCTGGAGCAGGAGCACAGGGTGGGGCGCAATATGGAGTGAGGGGACCACTGCCTGATAACGCTGTTATCGATCAGTATACTGGCCTGGCGTTTACCCCTGGTGATAGCCCGTTTGAGAAAGGCGGTCTGGTCGACAAAATCGGCAATGCTGTTGGCGTTAACGATCTGGTCAACAAATTCATGAATGGCCGGGGGATGCGTCGGGAAGTCGTTCAGGGAACGCTAGAAGAACGTGCACGAGAGAAGGGGACCGCAACAGCAGCTGGCAATGTGTATGTTGATACTCCGATGCCAGTTGAAGAGGCGCGTCCGGTGGCCAACAACTCAAGTTACTTTGACCATCTCGGCGCACAAATGGGGATTGATGGACTATTCGATAAACTCCGCAACTCGCCGGGGATGCGGAAAAATAATGCGCCTGAACCAGCCTCCACGTCCCAGGTGACGACTGCCGCCAACGATTTGCAGCAACCAACCGGTCGTATGCAGATAGACGGGCAGGTTATTAGTGACCTTGGCGGTTCCGGTGCCAAGCCGACAATGCAGTTGGCTGATAATACCGTTTCACTTGATGGTGAAACGAAGCGGCTGTTTGCGCAGATGACCTCATTGCTTGCCAGGATTGAAGAGCACACCAAAGACTCGGCGAAAGGCCAGGGAACTGTCGTAAAGGTCAGCACGCCTCAGCCGGGCGTTATGCGCACGGTACCACTGTCAATTGATGATCCGTTGATGAATGACTACGCGAGAGTTGATTGATGGCCAACAATAACGAAATTGATCCTTTGCTGACGCTGGAGTTATCCGGCGTAAAAACGTATGAGTCCCAGGAGGAGGCCTGGGGCGCTCGTTTATATGAGTGGCTAAACACTTATCAGGGTGAGGTATACGGAGATCCGTCATGGGGCAATGTTTTACCGCTGTTTAAACACGAACCGACCAACTTGTCGCATGTTCAAATTGCGGTTGAGGCAATGCTGTTGCAAAAACTGACGGTAGATTTACCTGACATACCGATTTCTGGCTTGTCAGTAGCCGAGGGAGATGCTTTTGATAAGTTGAAAATATCCATTCGTATCAGGGATATAACTATCACACAGGACGTGGTGCTATGAGTAAAACAACACCGACTAAAGACAGTATTCGTGCAGAGTTTGAAGAGCTTGTCGAGAAAGATTCATTCTGGTCGAAGTTTGTCGGCTCTCAATTTGTCTCGATGCTGACATTGTTTATTACCCAGATTGTCTACAGGTGCTTTCAGTATGCCGATGCGGCGCTGGCTGAAGGCTTTATATCGACCGCGACGCGGCGTTCCTCTATCCTGGCAGCGGCAGAAACGAATAGTTACGTTGGTACCAAGCCAACACCGTCATCGGGGATGATTGAGATCACCGCCACAAGTGAAGATGCCCCAGCGGTAATCCCCAAAAATATGCCTTTAATATCTGACGACCAGTACCCTTACATGACTATGGATGTATGCAGGTTGGTTGACGGCACCGGTACGGTAGAAGTGGCACAGTTGGAAATCCAGGAGGTGACATATACCGTTACGGCAGCCAAAGAATTTCTGGAAGTCGTGTTATCAAAGGCTCTCACTGCTGTCTGCTATAAGCTGGAAGTATTCGTGACGACCGATGGTAAGACCACGCAGTGGTCTTCCAGCACTATGTTCCGGTTAGCCGGTAGTAAAAGCCAGGTCTACGTTGAGTTTTATAAGCCATCCGAGCAGTTGGGGGTTCGATTCGGTGATGGGCTAATTGGGCAAATACCGCCAGAAGGCTCGACCATTACACTTAAGGTATGGTGCACCAACGGAGATATAACCCTGGTTGCTGGCCAAAACCTGACGCCTGTCGATTCTGCGGCTAATTTAGCTAATTTGATTTCAGTTAAGACAACGACACCTATAACCGCAGGTACCGATGCCGAAACAACGGAGATCACACGTAATCGTGCACAATATTACCTTGCCTATGATGATCAGGTCGTATGGGGCGGGGACTATACGTATTTTTTGGTGCGTAACATCCCGGGACTGTCCTGGGTAAAGGCATGGGGCGAAGGCCAGCAAGAGAAATTAGATGGTGCTTATAATGTTCGGAATATCAATAAGATATTTATTTCAGGATGGCATCCAAACAAAAGCCAGTCAGAGCTTGAAGAAGTGATCCTGGCTGCCTTTAAGAAGGTGCCGAATGAGTTGAACAAGAAATTCTCGTATAAAGAGGTCAGAAAACTCCCCTTTAAGATCACTATCACTGGGCGGATATCGGCAAGCCTGACCATTGAGAACGTGACTGATGAGCTGAAGTCGGCACTGGAAACAAAATTTGGGCGTGACTCAACTTTCTTTGATCCGAACCGTGTCGGCAAGTACATCCTAATCAAGAAAAAAGACGTTTGGGCATTTATCGAAACGCTGGGTTATTTCCGCGACTTTTATCTGGAATTTGTCGAGTGGAATGAGTCCAACGGCTTTTACGATTTCGTTTATCTGGATACAGAAAACTCCACCTTTAATATTTCGTATGAGGAGGAGTGATGCAGCGTTCCTGGTTTAATAACCGGCTTACATCAGCTAAGCAAAAGTCATTACTTTATAAATCATTGGCTGATTTGGTTCAGTCAATGATGGACACCTTTGTTGACCCATGGTTGGAGCGAATTACCAACCGGAAGTCTATTTTCTCCATGAGCAAGGAGGATCTGGAGACTAGGACAAATGAACTTGGCCAGTTTTTTACTATCAGAACGTCGAATTCATCTTCCGTTCCGATGTTGTTACAACAGCGGTTTGATGAGATCCATTTTAAGGGTACTGAACGCCCTATAAACCAGACAATTTATCGCGAATTTAACGGTATATCGGTTTTATGGGATCCAATATATGCTCCGGTGGACTTTGAACGTCATCCCTATGGCACGGTCCTGATTCCAGAAAGCACACTGGAAACCACCGGCGGCACATTCGGCGAGATGTTTCTGACTTCCAGAGGAATGATCAGTATTCCCATAAACGACCTGGCCCGGACAATGGGTATTACTGGAACGATAGATCAGTCCGCAATTACAGAAGAAATTCTCAGAAAGTTTAATCAGTTCGTAAAGCCTCTACTGCCACTGCATATAGTGTTTGATGGGCTTACGCTCTATTTGTCGGTTGTTGTAAATGAACAGGCCGACATGATCACTTTGAATGAGATTTCTGATACCGAAAAAGCATTCTGCTGGTTTGAAACTTCGGATACAACTTCGCTTACTGAAGTTACGTCGATTAACGCCCCGATCACTGCAACGCCGGGCGGCACTATTGTGAAAGCAACGCCTACGTTTGATCGCACCCGCGCAGATGATTTGCTGTTGGATAGCGATGCGTGACAATCACCCCGTCCGCAGGGCGGGGTGACAAGTTACTTATCTTACAATGAGGCTTCACAACATTGATTAGGGAAAATCATGTCTGACGTCTCAACAAACCTCTATAAGAGTCAGTTGTTGGACTATTACTATCAGCGGCGCGCTGAATCGTCCATTAACAAAGGCTCTCGATTTTTAATCAGCAAGGCCGTTTTCGGTACCAGTTCACTGGTTACTAAGAAAGGAGATGGCACTTATGAGATTGGAGAACTGCCAAAGGCTTTCGATCTGGCAGAACTGACCAGTCAATTTTGCACCATCAACCTCGTCCCAACCTACTCAGGCGGGATAATTACTGTCCGAATGGACCTTGATCAAAGTCAGTTGCAGGAAGGGAAAAACTACCCATTCAACACTCTGGTTGTTCTGGATAACGAGAATAAGCCAATCGCCATTATTTGTGTCCAGGAAGACTCGCTGTATGTGGGCAAAACATATACCGCAGTTATGGCCATAAACTCGACTACAGCATAAGGATATGCTTGATGAATGACGTTACAGTTGTTACATCGGTTACTTACCCATCACCCGAGTCGTTGGCTCTGGTGGCTGATGTGCAATACCACGAACCATATCTGTCAGCCGCTCTAAACCGAAAATTCAGGGGAATTGTTGACCCGGGATTTTATGCTGGTTTCTTGCCTAAGCCTGGCGGTGGGATGAACCTGTTAATCACCTCAGTGGATGGAGATAAAACCGCTGGCGCGGCGTCAGTGGATATTGGTGAATTCTACCAGGTAACTATTCAGCATCGTAAGGATATCTCTCTTGCACTTAACGCAGGCAAGAAATATGCAATTGTGCTGAAGGGAAGATACCTTCTTGGAGAAGATACCTATCAGGTGAATACCGCGTCACATATTCATGCAGCTGAATTTGTTGCCAGAACCTATACCGATTCATATCAGTTAGGTGATGGGGAACTGCTGGTTTGTACGGTGAATATCCCTGCTGGCGTATCTACCATTACTCAAGAGATGATTGATACATCCGAGCGTATCAACCGCACGATCGGCATTGATATTTCAGACTCTGTAACCAGTACCAGAAGTGATGTTGCTGCGAGTTCGCTGGCAGTTAAAAAAGCCTACGATCTGGCGAAAAGCAAGTATACGGCGCAGGATGCAAGCACAACGCAAAAGGGATTAGTTCAGCTCAGTAGTGCCACTAACAGTACGTCCGAAGTGCTGGCCGCCACACCGAAAGCTGTCAAGGCTGCATATGACCTGGCTAACGGGAAGTATACAGCCCAGGATGCAACCACGACACAAAAAGGGATAGTTCAGCTCAGTAGCGACACCAACAGCACTTCTGAAACATTAGCTGCAACGCCAAAAGCGGTTAAAGCTGCATACGATCTAGCAGCCGGAAAGGCACCATCCAGTCATACACATCCCTGGAATCAGATCACTGGTGTGCCAACAGCTTCATTGACAGCGAAAGGCATCACTCAGCTCAGTAGTGCCACTAACAGCACGTCTGAAGTGCTGGCCGCCACACCGAAAGCTGTCAAGGCTGCATATGACCTGGCTAACGGGAAGTATACAGCCCAGGATGCAACCACGACACAAAAAGGGATAGTTCAGCTCAGTAGCGACACCAACAGCACTTCTGAAACATTAGCTGCAACGCCAAAAGCGGTTAAAGCTGCATACGATCTAGCAGCCGGAAAGGCACCATCCAGTCATACACATCCCTGGAATCAGATCACTGGTGTGCCAACAGCTTCATTGACAGCGAAAGGCATCACTCAGCTCAGTAGTGCCACTAACAGCACGTCTGAAGTGCTGGCCGCCACACCGAAAGCTGTCAAGGCTGCATATGACCTGGCTAACGGGAAATATACCGCCCAGAACGCCACCACTACACAAAAAGGGATTGTTCAGCTCAGTAGCGCCACGAACAGCACGTCTGAAACGCTGGCAGCGACACCAAACGCTGTTAAGGCAGTAATGGATGAAACGAACAAGAAAGCACCATTAAACAGCCCGGCACTGACCGGAACGCCAACAACACCAACAGCGCCACAGGGGACTAATAGTACCCAGATCGCAAGCACGGCTTTCGTTATGGCTGCGATTGCCGCACTTGTAGATTCGTCACCTGATGCACTGAACACGCTGAACGAACTGGCTGCAGCGCTGGGCAATGACCCGAATTTTGCGACCACCATGACTAACGCGCTTGCGGGTAAGCAACCGAAGGATGCCACCCTGACGGCGCTGGCAGAGCTTGCTACATCAGCAGATAAACTCCCATATTTTACAGGGGCAGATCGTGCCGCGTTAACCGCGTTGACAAGTGTTGGACGTACCATTCTTGGTAAAACCAGCACTCAGGGAGTTCTTGATTACCTTGGTTTGGGAGAAGGTGCTCCAGCTATTGGCGTTCCGTTCTTCTGGCCGTCCGCCGCAATGCCAAATACTGTAATCGACAGTTGGTCCAGTATGGTGTTTTTGAAGTTCAACGGCGCGAAATTCTCTGCCACTGATTACCCTGTGCTGGCGAAAGTGTTTCCGGCGCTAGCATTACCTGACGCACGGGGTGATTTCATTCGTATCTGGGATGATGGGCGCGGGATTGATGTCGGACGTACCCTACTTTCAGGGCAATCACACACAATTATGGATCATGCACACAATATGGAATTGTGGACGGGGGACGGGCTTGCTGCAGGAAGTGCACGGGAAGGAGTAAACCCAGGAATACTGGCTACATATGGTGACGGGGGAATAGTTAAAACGGACGAACCCGGTCTTAGGGTGCCTTCCTCACTACGAGCTCTTAGCTCTCGTAGTGTTAAACGTTATGGTGAAATTAGTGGACATGTAGGTACAGAAACCCGTCCACGAAATATTGCATTTAACTTTCTGGTGAGGGCTAAATAATGAAACCTGTTTTTGATGAAAATGGGCTGGCTACAGTGCCGGGCGATATGCGTTGTTTTTATTATAATGCAGTAACGTATGAATATACCGACTGGTCTGATGAATATATTAATACTGGCGTAAGTATACCCGCCTGTTCCACTGGTATTGACCCGGGCGAAAACATTCCGGGAAAAGTGGCAGTATTTACGGGTAAGGGATGGAGCCATGAAGAAGACCATCGCAATGAGACCGTTTACTCAACTGAAAATGGCGCAGCTGTTACAGTGGATTATATCGGTGCCATCAAAGACGGTTATGTCACGCTTTCACCGTTAACGCCATACGATAAATGGGATGGTGAGAAATGGGTGACGGATACCGAGGCACAGCATAGCGCCGCAGTAGAAGCGGCAGAAGCACAGCGCCAGTCGCTGATTGATGCTGCAATGGCTTCCATCAGTCTGATTCAACTGAAATTACAGGCTGAGCGGAAGCTGACGCAGCCAGAAAACACCCGACTTAACACTGTGCTGGATTACATTGACGCGGTGACGGCAACAGATACCAGCACAGCGCCGGACGTCATCTGGCCTGAACTGCCGGAGGCGTAGGCCATTCAATATCTGGCGCACCGGAAGTATCGACCAGTTCCAGTGCGTCCAGATAATCCAGCCACAAATTATATTGCGCCAGTTCCTCACCTTTCAGCCGGCCAATAGCCGCTTTACCAGGCCATTGTTTACTGTTCATATAATCGTTGGCCTGATTAATCAGTTGCTGCTTTTCCAGTTCGGCTGCAGCAATCTGTTCCTCATGTGTTGGTGGTGGAATTTCAGACCATGCAGGAAAACCATTTTCTCCAGCGATACGGATTTTTCCTTTCGGCGGTAATCCGGAAAACTCAATATACACTTGCTCATCAACTTCAACAGCATCATCTGTCCATGAGTCAGCTTGAGTGTAATCCTCTTTCATCTCCAGCGGATAGAAAGAGTTTGTAGTCGCGGAATATATGTAATTCATTTTTCACTCCATATAGCTAAATTAACAGCCTAACGCTAAAAATGAAGCGCCGAGGCCAGGAGTACTGGCTCTGGATATAAATTTAACCGGGTCGGGACTAAAACCTGCACAGGCAATATAACCAACAGACCCGCTATCTGGTGTGTAGTCTTGTGAAACCAAAACACGCAGACATCTGTTTGGAAATGCAATCGGGAAATGGGTTACTACATCCTGTGCAATGCCTGGTGCGCCGATTGAGCCCCACTGAAGAATAAAACCTGATGGTAATTTTTGATATCCAGTACCTGAAACAGAAAGCGTGAAGCTACCCATATCAGGTATCTGATTCGTCCCTGTCCCCACATTCTTTTTTGCCGCTTCTCCCAAACCAACGTTTAAGAAAATGCAGAGATTATGGCTAACTGGCATCATCCCCGGTTTTTATTCAGGGGATCCATCATGCTTATTTGTCAACGACGGATGAAAAGTGATCCACTTATATCTCCACCAACGGCCCAATATTGATCCACCGTTTTACTCAGGATTAGCTTCAGCTATAACCCCGGCCTTTCGTTTCTGTCTGAGTCGATAGCTTTCTCCTTTGATTTGAACGACATGTGAGTGGTGTAAGATACGGTCCAGCATCGCTGAGGTCAGTGCTGCATCACCGGCGAACGTTTGATCCCACTGCCCGAACGGCAGATTGGATGTCAGGATCATTGCGCTCTTTTCGTAACGTTTAGCGATGACCTGGAAGAACAGTTTTGCTTCTTCCTGACTGAACGGCAGATAGCCTATTTCATCAATGATGAGCAGGCGGGGGGCCATTACTCCACGCTGAAGCGTCGTTTTATAACGGCCCTGACGTTGTGCCGTAGATAACTGAAGTAACAGATCTGCTGCTGTTGTGAAGCGAACCTTGATACCTGCACGGACTGCTTCATAGCCCATCGCTATTGCCAGATGGGTTTTCCCCACACCTGATGGCCCCAGTAATACGATATTTTCATTACGTTCTATGAAGCTGAGTGAGCGTAACGACTGGAGTTGCTTCTGCGGTGCTCCGGTGGCGAATGTGAAGTCATACTCTTCGAACGTTTTCACCGCCGGGAAGGCTGCCATTCGGGTATACATCGCCTGTTTACGTTGATGACGTGCCAGTTTTTCTTCATGAAGCAGATGCTCCAGGAAGTCCATATAACTCCATTCCTGGTCTACTGCCTGTTGTGACAGCGCAGGCGCTGCGCTTATAAGGCTTTCCAGTTGCAACTGCCCGGCGAGCGCCATCAGTCGTTGATGTTGCAGTTCCATCATCACGCCACTCCTCTGCAGAATGAGTCGTAGATGGAGAGTGGATGATGCAGGGGGTGTTTATCGAAGTTCACCAGATTTTCACCAGGATGCACGTCATACTCTTTTTTCTCCGGAGGCAGTGCCAGCATGGACTGCTGCTCTTCGAGCCAGCGATCGCAGGGACGGGCCTGGATTGTTTCATGCTTTCGTTGGTTAGCGACATCGTGCAGCCAGCGCAGACCGTGGCGGTTGGCTGTTTCAACATCGACAGTGATCCCCATCGGGCGCAGGCGAGTCATTAGTGGGATGTAAAAACTGTTACGGGTGTACTGCACCATCCGTTCCACCTTACCTTTAGTCTGTGCCCTGAAGGGGCGACACAGTCGGGGAGAGAAGCCCATCTCCTTGCCGAACTGCCACAGCGAAGGATGGAACCGGTGCTGACCGGTCTGATATGCGTCACGTTGCAGAACCACAGTTTTCATATTGTCATACAACACTTCGCGCGGCACACCACCAAAGAAGCGGAACGCATTACGATGGCAGGTCTCCAGCGTGTCATAACGCATATTGTCAGTGAATTCGATGTACAACATTCGGCTGTATCCGAGAACAGCAACGAACACGTGAAGCGGTGAGCGACCATTACGCATAGTGCCCCAGTCAACCTGCATCTGTCGTCCGGGTTCAGTTTCGAACCGAACGGCAGGCTCCTGCTCCTGAGGAACCGAGAGAGAACGAATGAACGCCCTGAGAATGGTCATTCCGCCACGATATCCCTGGTCTCTGATCTCGCGAGCGATTACCGTTGCCGGGATTTTGTAAGGATGAGCATCGGCGATGCGTTGACGAATATAATCCCGGTATTCATCCAGGAGTGAAGCAACAGCAGGTCGCGGTGTATATTTTGGCGGCTCAGATTTTGCCTGCAAATAACGTTTAACGGTATTGCGGGAGATCCCCAGTTCTCTGGCAATCGCCCGGCTACTCATTCCCTGCTTGTGCAGGATTTTAATTTCCATAACTGTCTCAAAAGTGACCATAAGCTCTCCTGAATCAGGAGAGCAGATTACCCCCTGGATCTGATTTCAGGCGTTGGGTGTGGATCACTATTGCACCGTTCGTGACATTATTGGCTATGTCCGCGTATCAACAAATGACCAGAATACAGAATTGCAGCGTAACGCGCTGGAGTGCGCAGGATGTGAACTGATTTTTGAAGATAAAATCAGCGGAACGAAATCAGCCAGACCGGGATTGAAAAAACTGATCAGAACGCTATCAGAAGGAGATACGCTGGTTGTCTGGAAGCTGGACAGACTGGGCAGAAGTATGAAACACCTGATCACGCTTATTGAGGAATTGCGGGAAAAAGGTGTTAATTTCCGTAGTCTGACAGACAGTATTGACACATCAACACCCATGGGGCGTTTCTTTTTTCACGTCATGGGGGCTTTAGCAGAAATGGAACGTGAATTAATTGTTGAGAGAACACTGGCCGGACTGGCAGCTGCACGCGAACAGGGACGCATTGGCGGACGTCGCCCGAAGTTGACAAAAGAACAACATGAGCAAATAGCGAGGTTGATCGAAAATGGCTACAGCAGGAAACAGTTGGCAATTATTTACGATATCGGTGTATCGACGATTTATCGTTATCATCCTGTAGAGAAGCGCCAAACTCAATCTGAGCTGTAATTCTAATGCCGCGTCGGTGTAATTTATCTTGATAGAATAGGTACATTTATCGCGCGGCACATCAATTCGATGTATCTAGCGCCTGCTGACCGCTAATGAAAACTGTCCTCGAAATGTTGTCCCTAGCCCGAGACTAGGGTATCACCTCTGGAAAGCATACGCAGAACCTTTTTTAACCCAGGGTGCCCAGCCTTTTTGCTGCTCGCCTTATTCGCAAAAATTAGCTCACATCCTGCGCTTTCAAGTGCTTTTCACTGCATAGCTGTGTTTTGTTCATTTGTCTATATGCGTACATAGCCTATTAGCATATTTTCTGCCCACTATCGTTATTTATTGCAAGCTACAGGTTTTAATTAACAAAACCAGTGTGTGTGGAAATCACAAAGTGCATACCGTTCTCAGATGTTGTTCAACTTACTGTTGTATAGGTAAAAAATGACATTTTATGTACATATCGTGATGTTATCCCTTCTTGGTGGGGTGTATTCGTATTTGAGTGGGCTATGTGAAAACCGTTACGAGTCTTCATGCAAGAAATTGCTGGCCGAATGTATTTCCGCCGTACTTGCTGGCTTTATTGGCATGTATCTCGCGGAATATAAGGATATGAATGAAAGCCTTCAGAGCTGCATGGTTCTTATTTTCAGCGCCAATAGCAGGCTTATTATTGAAGGTTCCAAAAGTCGGTTGAATAGGTAAGTCTCTTATGCAACATAACCGGTTGAGAAGTTACTTTGCATACCATTACCTCCTGACAACGTAGGAGGGAACTTGTGCTTGACACACAGGAATTAGCTCCAGTTGCTATTGCGCTCCTGCTTTCAGTAATTGGTGGGATAGGCACGTTCCTGATGGATGTCCGAGACGGTCGCCAGTCTGGCAATTTGTTGGGATTGGTTACGGAGATCTTTGTTGCAGTGACAGCTGGCGCGGTGGCGTACCTATTGGGGCAACACGAGGGCTGGGAGTTATCAATTACGTACTTAATGGTAACGATAGCCAGCAATAACGGTCATGAGGTGATTTCAGGGATGAAACGAGTGAATATCGATAGCATTCTGAATGTTCTTACAAGTTTGGTGAAAAAGGGAGGCGGGAAATGATTGGCTGGGGTGTATGCGTTCTTGCGTTAGCCTTAGCCGATCGCTATTTGCTAAAACGCAAGGACATCACGCATTTAGAACTTGGTGATGTGGAAATTAAACCGGGTTTCATCCGGGTGCCGTTCAAATACCGGTCTAAATTCCCGTTTTTGCGCGGCGCAACGGTCAGATATTGGATCCGCGATGTTCAGAAGCCGACGACAGTGATTGAAGGCGAACAACGTTGTCTGACGTCGGCTGAACAGGGCGAAAACAGTGAATGGTTGTACATACCCACTGAATATATGGGTAAAGGAGAACGGCTGTGGCATTTCAACGTCATGGTTACGCATGGCGACTCGTTCATTAACCCGTTGTATCGGATTTTCCCTGTTACTCAGCAAATCCGCAGAAGTTACGTAATAAATCTCGCACAGGATGTGTCAGATGACGAAAAATAAGTATGCAACGGTCGATTTTGACCAGGTTAATGAAAAGGGGCTGAAATCCCTTATCGCGGCGATCAATAAAACCAGTGTTACGGTAATTGAGGTTGACTCCAGCAACCGCGCAACAACGAAAGATGGCGTTAAAGTTAAAACCGCAAAGCTGGTTCTTAACGACGGACAAATTCTTGCCATACAGGTAAACGATACTGGCGATATATCGTCTGTGAGGCTGAATGGAAAAGCTATTCCTAACGCTCAATCGCCGGATATCAAGACGCTTGGTACCGTCATGGGGCAAGCGGCCCGCAAAAACTCCGCAAAATTCCAGAAATCACTGATCGCCAAAGCGAAACGTGTTGCCAATCCGGTAGACAAGAAACCGGCAGTAAAATCCAACTTTCAGCGCCTGCAAGAGGCAAAACAGCGGAATGCTCAGGTGGTTGCCGCTTATAAATCAGCGCAGAACTCGGTGTCTTTCAATCAACAGCAGATCACTGATTTGCGGGCGAAGCTGGATAAGGAGACAGGCCGACTCAATAACGAAAAGGCCCGAAATGGCGAACTCAAACGCCGTCTTAAGCAACTGAAAGCAGGAAATTAACATGGAACAGTTCAATATCAATAAAGGGGTGACGATCAAGCCTGGGCTTGACGTGCTTCCCCCGCCAGTGACTGATGATGAATATCGCGCATTAATGGCCGGTGAGGACCGCTATCTGATGACGGAATCCAACACCCTGGAGGAAATCGAGGCTACGTTCTTCTATGACACGCCGATCCACTGGTGTGCTACGGATTTACTGGAGGCGATTAGTTCTACTCGTTTGCAGTTACACCGGACCATGCAGGCATTTGTCCGGGCATTGAACCAGAAGCTGAATGGTACCGGAATCTCTGCGGGGAGTGATAAAACGGGGGATGTGGCCCAGAGCGGCGCGCGCGCGATCGGCGGCGCTGAAATTGGCCGGGCACGTAACGTTAACGGGCTGCCGGTCCTGCCAGCCATTATTCCGCTCAGTGATGGTCAGACTATCAGCATTCTGTTTCATAGCCCGACAGCGGAAAACCGGATCACCAATAGCGATACGCTGGTTGCTTTCCAGTTCTTACTGAATAAAAAAGACGTTACTCACACCGTTGCTCCGATGAGTGGACGTGATATGACGCTGGCGCAGGTCACCATGAAACTTGCCAACCTTGCAGAGAAAAACTCGGCAAAATTCCAGCGTGCGCAGAAGAAGAAAAAAGCCCTGGTTGATGAAATAACCCAACTACAGGCTGACAGTGACCAGAAAGAGGATGCCATGAGCGACCTCGCGGATCAGGTGGCAGCGGTAGAAGGGCAGAAGGTAGATCTGGAGCAGAAAATTAACGCTGTTGCATCGGAAGCGGATTCTCTTTATGAAGAGAATGAGCGTTTGCAGACGGAGATTGATCAGCTCAATCGCACTGGTGGGCGCGAAACCATTGCTCCTGCGGGGATGACAGGTGGACACTCTCGCGCGATGACGGATCGCCTTGCAAGTATCAAAAATCGTATGCATATGAACGGGGAAGTGACGCTCAGTAATGGTGCATCAATGAAGCAATTCATTGAGGACGGTGAAGGGTATATCCAGTTAACCGATTCGGATGGCAGCGTGTACATGATCAAGGCTAAATCCATACAGGGTGTGGACATGGCAGATGCGATCGGCAAGCTGTTTAAAGCCTATAAAGCGGGTAATGTATCGGAATACCTGGTCCAACCAGAAGAACATAAACCGGAAAACGTCGAACCTGAACCAGCGGAGGATACCGGTAGCTCTTCGCCTGAACCAGAAGTCTCTATAGGTGCATATCGATATGCCCTGCAAATGCGTCCGGCGGCCCCTGGCGCAATACCTGAAGGTAACAAAGCAATTCTGCCACGCCCTGATGAAGGTGACCCGTATTATGAATATGCACGCTACGGCATTGCTACTTACGATACCCCGCTTTCTGATCAGCAAATGAGCGAGTACGACCTGAAGTTATTGCCTCGCGAGGATTCTTTCGACTTCCTGGCGAAGACACTTACTAATGGTCCATTTGGCAAATATGCACAAAAAGCTCTGGAGCAGGCCACCAGCTCACCAGACGAGTTCCGCGTAATGCTGAAAACTCAGTTTCAAAAAACTTTCCCCAATATTGCGTTTCCGGGTGGCGCTGGCACCGAGAAAATGGTGCAGAGCATGATCAATGCATTGCAGGCCGAAGTCGGTGAGATTACTCAGCCAGAACCGGCCCCGGCACAGCCTGATGAAACGGTTAGCGAAGCAGATGCAGAGGCTAATAAAGCCATTGAATATCTCAATAACGTGATGGATATACAAAGCACTGACATGGCGGAGATCCGTAACGCCCGGGGCAATGTCCGGGAAGCGATTGCAGCCCTTCAGGCTGCCGGACGTTTTGAGGAAAACGAAGAGCTGGTTAACGGCGCAGCTCGCCACCTGGCTGATCTGTTGGTAGCAATCCAGAAAGCGGGGGTAGCGGTATGACACTATCAGCTATTGAGTTAATGGATCTCAGCGATAAGTTGGATGCTCTGATGTCCAAAGCGGCGACCGCGAGTGGCATGGAGTTGCTGGATATCAGCGATGAAATTGACCAGATCATGCAACAGATGGGGTACGGCGCGTCCGGCGGTGGTAGTGGCGAGGAAAAACAACCTTCGGAACATGATGGTGTGCCAAAACTGGTTGCTGATTTCCTGGCTGATAAATTCGTCGATCAGAGCACCGATGCATTTATCGGTACCTTGCAGGATTTGAGTCAATATGTTGGCACATACATCGACCTGGACCAGGTTAAACAGCACACTGCGGCATGGATAGCCGCCAACATTAAAGAGGCAGCATAAGGCGTAACAGGGATGAGCTTAAGCGATCAGGTGGTAATGGCCACCAGCATAGAAACGCTGATCGAGCTGCTAAAGAACCTGCCCGATTATGGGCGGGTTTCGTATGTGGTGACAGCGAAGGGAGACGAGGTAAAAACAGCGTTTGATATCGTCGATGCCTCAGCTCTTTTGGTATCCAATACTCTGGATGGGAAAATTAATCCTGACTATCCCCAGGAACTTCAGCCGCGCGACCGGACCCGCGCATCCAGCCTTCTTCAGGTTAACCAGATATCCAAAGATTTGCGGCCAGCTCAGCTTACTGATTCCGGTTTATCCAGCCATGGTGCGCCAATAATTGGTGAGGACAATGCCGTTGAGTCAGGTAATGGGCGGACCATGGGGATCATTAAAGCCTATCAGGACGGTAATGCGGATCGGTATCGGGAGTACCTGATTGAACATGCGACCGAATTCGGCATACGGCCTGAAAAGGTTGAATCAATGACGGCTCCGGTACTGGTGCGCCGCCGGTTAACGAAGGTTGACCGTGTTCAGTTTGCCAAGGACTCAAATATTTCTGATCTCCAGGAAATGGCAGCCAGTGAAAAGGCTTTTGTTGATGCCGACAGCATAACACCGGCGATGATGGCGTTGTTTAACCCGTCAGAAAGTGGAGATCTGCTTAGCCGCAGTAATGACGCGTTTATTCGCGGATTTATGACGCAAGTTGGTGCCACACAGGCGGCTGGCCTTGTAACTGAAGATGGGCGACCAACACGGCAACTTGTAGACCGTATACAAAACGCGATCTTTGCCAAGGCATATAAGGATGCGCGCCTGGTAAGGATGGTTGCAGAAGAACCTGATCCGGATATGCGTAATGTTCTGACGGCGCTTAATGCGGCAGCCAATGATTTTGTCCAGATGCAGGCTTTATCAGGAGAAGCGCACAAGCAGGCTGTGACAACCATCGTTGATGGCATTGAAACAGCGGATAGCCTCGATAAAAAGGCGCTGGCGGCATTGAAAGATGCGGTAGACCTGGTAAGGCAATCGAAGGAGTCAGGCCAACATATTACCGATGTTATTGCTCAGGGGGATATGTTCAGCGAAACAGCCCCGGAAGTGAAAGCTCTCGCGTTGTTCATCGTCGCGAATAACCGTAGCGCGAAGCGTATGGCCACCGCCTTTAAATTGATGGCTCAACGTATCAATGATGAGTTACAGCACCAGGGCCAGGCGCTGGGGGATATGTTTGGCGGTGGTGATGTGTCGTTACAGGATATCCTTCGCCAGGTGTCTCAGGAACTGGAAAACGAAGGCATGCAAGGGATATCCGGCGGTCTTTTCGAGTCCGTTTCCGGCGGTAGTTACAACGGTGTTGCTCCATATACCAGTTTGCTATTACATCGGGCATCCGGCATCAAAGACATTATTCATCTGATCAGGCTGCTTTCCCGCACAGATCCCCAGGATGAACAGCTTGTACAAGTGCTTGCGCATTTTGTTCGAATGCCTGTTGCCGACGTGAATAAATGGTGCCGATTATTCGGTATCAGCAATTCGTTACTTCGCGGATTGTTAAATCACGCATCCTCCCTTGGGCGCGACGGCTTTGATGAGATAGCGCAGGCGATACAAAACGGAGATATGCCACCAGCTATTGACTGGTTTTCCATTCGCCCAACCAGGGTGAAAGCATTCCTTAGCGCGGCGCATTCGGCATCACCATTGGCAGAAATGGTTCAGAGGTTGTCGCTCATATTCACAGACCATACCGCGTTGGGTGATCTGACTCTGGACGAGATGAAAGAAGCCTCCATTCAGTGGGCCGATCAACAAAATGAGGTTAACTCAGACTTCTTGCCAGCATTCAGGAAGGCCGTTAGTAAAGCGGATGATTCCCGTGGAATTCTGAAGGCATTTAAGGCATTGCAAAGTCGGGTTAATAAACATGTCGGAGATATCGATGGGGTAACGGCGGAAGGCAGGGATATCCTTAAAGAGCACGGCATAACGCCAGAGTTTATTGATGAGATCAGGACGGATATGCAGCGTGAGGTCGTATCGTCCCTGCAAATTGTAGCCAGAGCGTTGGCGGATGCTAATCCGAAGAGTGCGGCCATTGTTAACCGGGTTATTGGTGATATTGAAGCATCGGAGGGCATGGGGGCGCTGAAACTCTTCCTTTCGCGAGCGTTTAATCCTAACGGCAATATTCTCCCTGGCATTATTGGTGAGGCTAAAAAGTATGTCAGTGAAGAAGAACTTGAGCAGCTTGACCAACTACTTAAGCGATTCTCATATAACCCGCAGACACGCTGGCAAATGAATCAGCGAAGTATGGGTTCGGTCCACGAGAAAGTGTTATCTGCCATGAACAGTGCGATCGCAAACTCATCCGTATCTGAAGAAAAAGCTCTTGAGTGGGCCGACTCTTTTATCACAGAAGAAGTGGAAGAAGCCCGCGCTGGACAGAATGGTGGGATAGACCTGCGCAAGGAACTTGCTGATATTTATCGCCTGACCGGCGGGAAAATATCGACCTTATCAAAGGTAGTTCACCACCAGGGAAGGGCATATGCAAATCTAAATGGTGTTGTTGCTGTCAATTTGAACGATGAAAATGCAAGTGCACTGTGGCACGAGCTGGGTCATCATCTTGAGTACAGTAACCCTGGTTTGTTAGAGAAAGCCCGGTCATTCCTGAAGGCCAATGTTGAAGGGGATAAGCCATCTTTCGTCAATATCGGTGGGCGTGGCAAGCCTGAATGGTGCTTCAGATCTCGATTGAGTAATATTTATATGGCGAAGGTATACCCGCCAGCCTCAGTAAGTAACACCGGGAAAATTCGGCAGAAATCACCGACTATTTCCAAAACGTCAGCAACGGAAGTATTCTCTATGGCTCTTCAGTTGTATCATGACAAAGAGGCCGCTGCCGCATCACTGATGAATGGTGACGGATTGCTGGAACTGTTATTAGGTGTGGCAAAGGAGCTAAATAATGCAGATTAAAATCGCAGCGCCATTAGGTGGAGATGCCATTATCGAATTTGATGATAATGAAGAAGTTTCCGGGCGTTTAAGCATTATCTCCGGTGACATTACCGAGGACATGATCGCTGAAGCCATAGCTGGAGCAAATCCCAATAGCTATATGGGATTCGTTAACACCCTTGATGCTCCCGCAAGTGATGTTCTCCGAACGCTGCATCTTTACGCTGGCTGGTTTGTTGATTGGCCAGCAGTAGATGGTGGCGATGAGGACGACGACGATGATTTGGGTGATCATGTGGATCAGTTTGTATATTAGATACTAACAGATCGTCTATGTGGCTAGAATCGTTCGAGTTTAGCGATTAACGGAAGTTCTGGTCGATTATGATTAGTGCATATTCATGCACAGGCACACAAAATCTGGAGATATTGATCAGCGTTTATGTATAGTTTGTAATATAAAAATCGCCTTGAACGGAGTTTGTGCGTTATGAGAATCAATCTTAACTCTGGAGTAAGATAGTGGACGCTTTGTCTGAGGTTTTCGTTAATAATTGGCTTCCTGGTATCTGCACATTTTTTTTAGGTATCTTTTATTCTAATATTGTTGAAAAAAAGAAACTTAAACAGAAGTTAAAGAATGATATTCTTGAGATATTCATTCCTGTATTTAACGCCGGAAATGAAATCTCCATTGAAATTGCTGAGAATGCTTACAGGAATATGAATGGTACGTTTCAGTTGTACAAGAGAATATATCCAGGTATGTTCAACAAAGAAGCAGAGCGCTGATGAATCCCCTAATGATTTTTATCAAAATCATTAAGTTAAGGTAGATACACATCTTGTCATATGATCAAATGGTTTCGCCAAAAATCAATAATCAGACAACAAAATGTGCGAACTCGATATTTTACACGACTCTCTTTACCAATTCTGCCCCGAATTACACTTAAAACGACTCAACAGCTTAACGCTGAGAGATCCCCTCATAATTTCCCCAAAACGTAACCATGTGTGAATAGATTTTGAGTAAGCAGGGTTGCAGCCACGAGTGAGTCTTCCCTTGTTATTGTGTAGCCAGAATGCCGCAAAACTTCCATGCCTAAGCGAACTGTTGAGAGTACGTTTCGATTTCTGACTGTGTTAGCCTGGAAGTGCTTGTCCCAACCTTGTTTCTGAGCATGAACGCCCGCAAGCCAACATGTTAGTTGAAGCATCAGGGCGATTAGCAGCATGATATCAAAACGCTCTGAGCTGCTCGTTCGGCTATGGCGTAGGCCTAGTCCGTAGGCAGGACTTTTCAAGTCTCGGAAGGTTTCTTCAATCTGCATTCGCTTCGAATAGATATTAACAAGTTGTTTGGGTGTTCGAATTTCAACAGGTAAGTTAGTTGCTAGAACCCATGGCTCCTTTGCCGACGCTGAGTAGATTTTAGGTGACGGGTGGTGACAATGAGTCCGTGTCGAGCGCTGATTTTTTCGGCCTTTAGAGCGAGATTTATACAATAGAATTTGGCATGAGATTGGATTGCTTTTAGTCAGCCTCTTATAGCCTAAAGTCTTTGAGTGACTAGATGACATATCATGTAAGTTGCTGATAGGTTTCCAGTTTTCCGCTCCTAGGTCTGCATATTGTACTTTTCCTCTTACTCGACTTAACCAGTACCAACCCAGCTTCTCAACGGATTTATACCATGGCACTTTAAAGCCAGCATCACTGACAATGAGCGGTGTGGTGTTACTCGGTAGAATGCTCGCAAGGTCGGCTAGAAATTGGTCATGAGCTTTCTTTGAACATTGCTCTGAAAGCGGGAACGCTTTCTCATAAAGAGTAACAGAACGACCGTGTAGTGCGACTGAAGCTCGCAATACCATAAGCCGTTTTTGCTCACGGATATCAGACCAGTCAACAAGTACAATGGGCATCGTATTGCCCGAACAGATAAAGCTAGCATGCCAACGGTATACAGCGAGTCGCTCTTTGTGGAGGTGACGATTACCTAACAATCGGTCGATTCGTTTGATGTTATGTTTTGTTCTCGCTTTGGTTGGCAGGTTACGGCCAAGTTCGGTAAGAGTGAGAGTTTTACAGTCAAGTAATGCGTGGCAAGCCAACGTTAAGCTGTTGAGTCGTTTTAAGTGTAATTCGGGGCAGAATTGGTAAAGAGAGTCGTGTAAAATATCGAGTTCGCACATCTTGTTGTCTGATTATTGATTTTTCGCGAAACCATTTGATCATATGACAAGATGTGTATCCACCTTAACTTAATGATTTTTACCAAAATCATTAGGGGATTCATCAGAGCAGAGCGTGAGCTAGACCGACTACTAAAAGACGGTTTTCTCATAAATGGAGAGGTTAATAAGCATTACTTTGAACCAACTAATATTGAGAGCCTGATTAAAAGATTATAACTCATTTACCACAGTTAAAACCCCGCTTCATTGCGGGGTTTGCATCATGCGCCAATAAAAGCTATTTATTCTGCGTCAAGTTGTAACATCTAATCCACTATTATATATCGTTATGTTTGGCATATAACAGATAATTAAATGAATTATATCCAGATCTAATTTTATGCGGTTCTGGAACCAGGCTACGTACTATATAATAGAAAAAAATCAGAGTCTATCAAAAATAGAGCCTTTTCTCGGTACAAATATTTTCTCATACAGTCGAGTAGCGTAATCATCTGTCATGCCTGAAACATAGTCGCAAATGACGCGCATTTTTTTATCATCACCTTTTGCTTCCTCTTGATTATATTTCTTTCGAGTTTCTGTCGGGAGAAAACGTATTGGGTCATTTGCCAGTACATTGAATAGTTCCACAATCAGTTTCTGACCTTTGAACTCTAATAGTTGGACGTTTTCGTGCTGAATAACTTTGTTCCTAACCAGCTCAAAAATGGCTTTACGTAACTCTTCTACCGCGGCAGGAAGTGCTACTTTATAGCGTAAAATTTTACTTTTGAAATCAGAGTTCTGCACTTCAAGCTTAACGCTAGTGATCATCAGATGAACAAGTGTCCCTATGCACTCCTTGCGTAGATAACTTTCGCCGAACAGTTTTTCAGCTACATCATCGGCTTTTAGATTAAACGAGTCGCATTGGCAAGCTGCAAATAAATGGGATTTGTCCTCGAAGTGCTCCTCCCACATTTTTTTGTCGATCATCTTCAGAGAAATTGCGTCTTCAAGATCATGGAGTGAGTAGGATATCTCATCAGCCAAGTCCATAATCGTTGTATCCAGTGCTTTATATATTGTTTCCTTGTGCTTATTCAACGCGGTAGTTTTTACCGTTTTGAATAACTTAACATCATCACTATCAAAAGGTTGGAGTGCGAATCTAACAGTGTTCTCCTCAGAGTCCAGGTAACATTTCGGGGGCTTAAATTCGGATGATTTAAACAACCACTCATTGCTTCTTGGCTGTAACTGGCTGTAAGCCCTCTCATTGACGACCTCTGAATAGCTTGCTGGATATTTCAGTACGCCTAAAATAAGTCTACGGGTGGGATCCAGCCCATTGGTTTCGGTGTACTTATCCAGTTTGGAGAGTATACGCAGTGTCTGCCCGTTACCTTCAAAGCCGCCATAGGATCTCATGCAGTAGTTTAGTGCGACCTCACCACCATGACCGAAGGGGGGATGTCCTATATCATGAGCAAGGCAGATAGCCTGCATCAGGCTTGGGTCAGGTAAGAATTTACCCCCCTCATCTGTATCGCGCTTAGACAACTGAGACAAGATACCGCCGCCAATTTGCGCTACTTCCATAGAGTGAGTTAGCCGCGTACGGTAGAAATCGCTTTCGCCCAATCCCAACACCTGCGTCTTCGATTGTAATCTCCTAAAAGCGGAAGAGTGGATTAACCGGGAAAGATCACGTTCATACTCCGACCTTATCTCATTCGGGCGGGTGGTATTGTACCCTTGACGCTCATACCAAGTATTTTCTTTGCAGTGTGTCATACGTGTTCCTTTGGGCAGGATAGAGCAAGTCGCCTGCTTAATTGCTGAAGAAAGAAATACAAATTTGTAACGCTGTGGATCTTCTTTATGCGTCCACAATCAGTAAATATTGGATACTTGCAAGGTGCGCGAAACACTAAAGATTGTCAATTAATAATTAACACCTCTTATAGTTACTAGAAATAAAAATCCCCTGTATTAACAGGGGCCTGTGTATGAACTATTTACAAATAACTCACAAGTTAACTCTAAAACGGAATATCGTCGTCAAAGTCCATTGGAGGTTCGTTATTGGCGCTGCTCTGAGGTTTGCCGCCACCGCTGTATTGCTGGTGGTTTTGAGGTTGGTTTGATTGCCCCCAGCCATTTGAGGACTGTGAATCGTCGCGGCGGGCGCCGATCATTTGCATAGTTCCGCCCTGGCTGACGATAATTTCCGTCGTGTAACGTTCTACACCGGCGTCATCTGTCCACTTACGGGTTTTAAGTTTCCCTTCGATGTAGACCTGAGAACCTTTTCGTAAATACTCACTCGCAATTTCAGCAAGTTTCCCGAACAAAACGACTCTATGCCATTCTGTTTGCTCTTTCTGTTGGCCCGTTTGCTTGTCGCGCCATGATTCATTCGTTGCGATGCTGAGTCTTCCGACCGCTCCGCCATTTGGTATATACCTGATCTCCGGGTCTTGCCCCAGGGTACCAATCAGGATGACTTTGTTTACACCGCGTTGTGCCACTTATCTTACCTAATAAAATAAATTAATTAGAGCAATAATGTATATCTTTGAAACGTAGCTAACAAGTGATTTGCATTATCCTGTGCCTTCTAAAGGGATCGAGTCAGTCGGTATTGGCTGTGAATGGGTGTTTGTCCTGGAGCGTAAAAAATTCGCTTATGAGGTCTTTATGAAGGGAAAAACAGCCGCAGGAGGCGGTGCAATTTGCGCTATCGCGATGATGATTACCATCGTGATGGATAATGGCAATGTGCGAACCAACCAGGCGGGGCTTGAGCTTATCGGAAACGCTGAAGGTTGCCGACGTGATCCATACAAGTGCCCGGCGGGTGTATGGACCGACGGGATCGGTAATACACACGGGGTAACGCCTGGCGTGCGAAAAACCGACCAGCAAATCGCCGCTGATTGGGAAAAGAATATCCTGATCGCTGAACGCTGTATTAACCAGCACTTCCGGGGCAAAGACATGCCCGATAATGCCTTCAGCGCAATGACAAGCGCGGCATTCAATATGGGATGCAATAGTTTACGGACCTACTACAGCAAAGCGCGAGGCATGCGAGTCGAAACGTCCATCCACAAGTGGGCGCAGAAAGGGGAATGGGTGAATATGTGTAACCATCTCCCTGATTTTGTGAACAGTAACGGCGTCCCCCTGCCCGGGTTAAAGATTCGCCGTGAAGAAGAACGCCAGCTTTGCCTGACGGGGCTTGTCAATGAATAAACTCCGGCAGCTCCGCCGACTTTCGACAATGAAGTTATCGCTGGCGGCGATAGTTTTTGACTCGATTTTCATGGCGGTATATGTGCTCAATGAGACGTGGCCACTGGAACCGCTATTATATGCCGGGCTTCGGCTGTGCCTGACATTTTTGAGCATGGCTGCAAGATTGATGCAGCAGAAAGAAACCGCTTCAGATTGCCCACGTCGCGCGGTGCGCAAATATATGGCACGCAGACGAAGGCGATAATAGTTAACGATAACCCCGGCAGCCGCCGTAATGCCAGTCAGTTAAGCAACTGACTGGCTCTTTTTCGGGGCTGTGGGGTATTTCCAGGGCCTCTCCTTTACCACTCTCGGGAAGGCCCTTTCCCTTCTTGTCGGTAATTTCACAAGTTGTCCCATACTTGCAAGATCGCGCATCAGCTCCGGTATACGTCCCGGTGAAGCGCCCTGCAATGTCATCAGCATTCTCATCACCATTCCGCATGATTCTGAGAAACTCAGTTGATTCGGCCAGTAACCTTTCAGATGTTCCGCCATTTTAATCATCTGATATCTCACCAGATTATAAGCCAGTAAGCCCCCCCACACGCTCTTGCTCCACAAGCTCCGGCTTTTTACTTCTCAGCGTCAGCCTGCTCCGTTGCATCGTCTGTTTTATCTCCCTGTATCCCAGTTCGATTTCCCAGCGATGACTGTACAGATCCCCCATTTCTCCTCCGGGGAAGCGCATGGCGTCCGTCATCGACGTCAGCAGATGGCAGACTTTTCCTTTGCGCGTCACGGTCAGCAGGCGGGCAGTCACTTCATTTCCCAGTCCCGGCCACTTTTTTCGTGCCTGCGGGCTGGTTTTCAGCTTCACCAGATGATCGCCTTTACCCAGTTTTCTGATCTCTTCATATTGCGCTCCCTTTCTGAGAGGTATCATCCAGTGGCGGTGTTCTCCCGCCAGGCTCCAGGCATTTAACAGTCCCAGTGAGTAATAACCTTTATCCATTAACGTCAGAGTGTTATCGCCGGTTTGTTCTATAAGTTGCTCAGCAAGCTCATTTTCGCTGTTCTTCATCGTGCCGAAGGCTGCAGCCGTCAGCAGATGGCTGGTCAGTTCCATCTGGCAGACCATTTTGACCTGCGGGTAGAGCGCCGGGTTCCCGGCATGTGTCTGGCGGGGGAAGGCTGCATCGTTCTCTGGTGTATCCGGTGTGCGCCAGAACACACCATCGATGGCCAGCAGGGTCAGGCCGCACCAGTGCGGATGCGGCGTGGCGTTATGCCAGAGCTGCGCTGTTTTCGTGAACACGCGGCGGACAGCCTCACTTCCCAGGCGCTGGCGGGCCTGAATAACGGCACTGGGGGCAACGAAGGGGCGATTGCCCGGCAGCATGATGTCCAGGCGATTCACAATCTGGTGAAGAGGTTCTTTACGCTCAAGCGCCATGCCAACAATACACCAGACCATCATTTCGAGGGGAAGACGGCGCTTGCGTAGCGTTACAGTACCTGATTCGGCAAGGCAACGAGAGATGAGTTCGGGGTCGAGGTAATCCCCCAGAGAAGTCAGTGGGTTACGCAGAGAATCGTAACGGGATACCAGATCAAGAGCCTGTCCAATGTGCATAAAAAAAATCCGGAAACAAGTGAGCGTTTCCGGATTCTTACACAGCCACTGGATCGG